TTAACTGATCCTGTTCAGCATTATGAGCATGATATCTTGAATTTAGCTATTCAAGATTATCTAGATGAAACTTTAACCATTTTTACAAAGCATCCTGAGGATAAGAAACTTTTTAAGATCTATTCTCAGAATGAAGCTTTAGATGGGACTTGTGATGGAGTGTTATCAGGTATTCCAAATGATACATCTTGTGGTTTTCCAATTAACAAATCTAAGAAACAAGTCTTTGTAAAGGATGGTGATGATCCATCCTTGGTTCAAGTACCAAGAGAGTTTAATGATAACTTTGATATTCAATCAGAGATAAATAATGTTCTTGATGCTTGGTATAAGGGTTTAAGATCAGAATCTATATACAAGGCTAGTAGTAAAGTTAACGAATTGTTACCTAACAAGAAAGCTCAGGATAAAGTTCGAAAATTCTATGGCTCTTCTATTGCAAATTTTATTGCATCAAGGAGAGCATTAGGAGCTATACCTGAATTTATGCTGAGACATTCTAGTACTACTGAATGTATGGTAGGTGTCAATGCAACATCTGACCAGTGGTCAAAGGTTCATAAAAATCTAACTAGGTTTAATGAAACAAATATGATTGCTGGAGATTTTGCAGGTTTTGATACTAGGATGGCTGCTCAAATTACCACAGCTGCTGCCCATATCATTGTAGAATGGTATAAAGCTGCTGGTTTGTCTAAATCAGATCTCCAATTGGTTAAAGGAGCTCTTTCTGATATTGTTCATCCTAATATCCTTATGGATGGTGATCTTTATCGCTTTGCCAATGGAAACCCTTCTGGGAATCTTATTACGGTTCAACTAAATTCAATTTGCAATTCAGTAATGATGCGCTATTGTTATTACAAGATGAATCCTAAGATTTCAACCCGATTTGCCAACAATGTTGCTCTCATCACCTATGGGGATGATAATGCAATGTCAGTGGCAAAGACCTGTCCATGGTTTAATCATACATCGTGTCAGAAAGTTTTTGCTGATGTAAATATTGAATATACTATGGCAGATAAAGGTTCTAAATCAGTACCTTATATTGGAATAAATGATATTTCTTTTCTAAAAAGGAATTTCATTAAACACGAAACATTAAAATGTATTGTGGCTCCGATTGAAACTGATTCTATTTATAAGAAGTTCTAT